GGGTAAAAAAATTATTTTTTAGAAATTTAATATACAATAATCAGGTTGTACTGTTATTTGTAATTCAACAGCAGCACTTTCGTTATCCCAATTGTAATCTCCAAAAGTAGCTTCTGTAATCATTGCTCCTTTGATAATCCATTCAGATACGATATCACCTACAGGTCCTAATACGTTCATAGTTAAATCTTTTTTATAGAAATCACTATACCCATCTCTACCTGTTACAGATTCGTGGTGTAGTCTAACCCACTCCATTACTGCTTGAGCACCACTTGGAGTAATTGGATCAAATAACGTCATTTGAATTGTATTCCAAAGTGTTTTACCTTTAACATATCTTGCAACGTTAATATGGTTCAACTGAACTGATCCTTGAGTTAATGAAACAGCTCCCATACCTTTAATTTGGTATGAAGGAATCCCATCAACATACATGATAAATCTGTTCTGTTGCTTTGGCTCAAAAGCTGTATAAAATATTTCGTTTGGGTCTAATACTGCCATTTTATTTTATTTTATTATAAATATTATTATATTTTGTTTTTATTCAGGAAATGTTGCTCCAGTTGGTAAAACATTGAAATCTAAAATTACGAATTCAGCTGTTTTAGTTGGTTGTAGGTAAATTTGTCCTACTAGCTCATTTCTATCAATAACATCTGGTGTGTTGTTTGTCTCATCCATTACAACTTGGAAAGCATATAATCCTTGTCTTTGTTGTACTGATTCTAAGTATGGGTTAACTTGTGCTAAGAAATTATTTCTTGTAGCGATTGTATTTTGTTCAAATACTAAGTTATCTGATACTTGAGTAATATAGCTTTTTAAAGCAATTAATAATCTACGTACATTTACACGATCTAAAGCACTTGCTCTTTTCTGTAAAGTTTTCTGTCCAAATACTACAACTCCACTTCCTGGGAATGTAGCAATTGGGTTAACATTTGCTTCGTATAATGTATCTCTATTACCTGATGTTAATTTTCTTTCAGCTCTAATTACACTTCCTAAAGCTCCTCTAATTAGACCTGCTGGTGCGAACCATGGGTCTGAAGATGCATCAGTAAATGCATATACTGCTGGAATATACGTTGAAGCTGGCGCCCAAACTGTTTGTCCAGTAGCTGCGTCGATTGTTTGTAACCATGGCCAATATGTAGCTGAGTATGATGTATCATATCCTGCAGCTTGGTTTGTTACGGTTCCAATAGTACTATTATAAGGTACTAAATCAATTACAGAAATACAATCCGTTCTACCTTGTGCTAATGCTACTAATGAAGTAACTTGAGCTCCATGTAAAGATCCTATTAACCCAGGGGCTGATATTACATTAAATTGGTAATCATCAACATTGGATAATAACTTAATTGAAGACGTATAATCGTTTGGAGCAAGACCTTGTATATTAGTTGAAGTTATATTTTCATTAAATCTAGCTTGTTGGTCATCTCCAAAATTAACTCCTGTAGCAGAAGTAAATGAACCTGAACCTACAGCTGGCATACTACCTGTAAAATTATTTTTAAAAGTTCCGTTATTATCGAAATATTGTGGTGTTGGAGTATTTACAGCACTAACATAAACATAAGCACTTCTGTTAACATAACTACCATTAGTTTTAACATAGTAATCAGTTCCATCTTGTTCTATAGTATAAAAAGTATCACCTATAGCTTTTGCTATGTAATTAGGGGCTGTAGGATCTAATGATAAATTATTATATGATTCTAATATAGCTTTTTGGTTTTGAGTATCATTACCGCGTCTAATAAATAATGAGAATTGACCTGAAGAAGTATTAACAGATCCAATTTCCCATCTAATATTATCAGATGAACCACTATCTAATGTACCACCAGCTGAATCTGCTGTTTGGTAATTATTCATTATAGTTCCTTCAGAAATTGTTGATAATTGAAAAGAGGTTTTTTGGTAACCTGCATCATCACTATCGCCAAACCCTAAAGTAATAATACCAGAATTATTAGCGGCTGCTTCACTTCCTGAAGTAACTGCAGATGTGAATGATCCTGTTACTACTCGAGTAACTAAAAGGGATTCACCACCTTGAGCAAAATAATTTCTTGCTGCTACTGAGTTTAAATATGTGTAGAATTGGGATCCGCTTTCTACAGACCCTCCAAAAATAGCTTCATATTGAGAAAAAGAACTAACTGCTGTTGGGATATTAACTGGACCTTTTACTGCTGGTCCAATAATAGCGGCACCAAAAGTTAAGGGTCTTCCCCCAATAAATGATGAATCATTTTCTCTTGCTAATACACCTGGAGATATTAAAGTTTCTGCCATTGTTATGTTTTATTATTGTTTTATTTTATTATAAATATTAGAAATGTTTTCAAGAAATTATTTTATAGCGGTAAATTCCCCACTTTCTAAATCAATGTTACCTTCTCCGTACTTATCTTGTAATTCTTGAGCAGTTTTTAATTGTTTTGCTTCTAATTCTTGATATTCCTTTATTAATTGTTCTTTATTCCTTTTAAATAAGTTAATTTGTAAATCTAATTTACCTAAGTTTACTATAATTGTATTAGTATCCTCTTGATATTTTTTTAATACTTGTAACTCTTCATTCAATAACTTTTTACTTTCCATTTTAA